GAAATTGCGTTGCCCGATAGCGTGATTGATTTTTCAGACGCAACAGAACCACAAGAAACAGAAGGTGATGATGAAGTTCCCGAAGTAGACGAAAAAAGCGAGCCTGTTTCAAAGCGTGGGGAAATGTACGAACTAGGCAATTCAATTCTTATGTGTGGCGATAGCACCAATGCGGAAGATGTCGCAAGGCTTATGGGGGGGGCAATGGCTGATATAACTTTTACTTCGCCACCTTATAATGCAGGTTGCACACCAACAGAAGTGAAAATGAATAAGACTTCAAAATATGAAGGTGAAAATACAGACGATAAAAGCGAAACACAATATGCAAAGTTTTTGAATGATTATCTTTCTTTGTCACTTGAACATTCGCAATATTCATTTATGAACATTCAGAGTTTAAGCAATAACAAGATTGCAATAATTGACACATTGTATGAAAATAAAGAAAAGTTTGCAGATGTGCTTATTTGGGATAAATTAAACGGTCAACCCGCAATGGCAAACAATGTTTTGAATAGCGTGTTTGAGTTTATATATGTTTTTTCAAAAAAAGGAAATCGTGCAATCGGTACAAAAAAATATCGTGGTACAATAGACAACATTCTGCATATAAGCAAGCAGAATAAAAACGAGTTTGCAAAAGAGCATAACGCAACTTTTCCCGTAGAGTTTGCAGAGTTCTTTGTTAAAAACTTTAGTGAAAAAATGGTTTATGAGCCATTCGGTGGAAGTGGTACAACTATAATTGCGTGTGAAAAGAATAATCGTGCTTGTCGTTGTATGGAACTTTCAGAAAGATATTGTGATGTTATCCGCAGAAGATACACGCAATGGGCAAAGGAAAACGGAAAGCCTTTGACTAGTGGTTGCCTTGAAAATTAAGGCTTTTATCGTGGTTTTATCGTGGAGAAAAGGAAAATGGCAGGAAAGGACAATTTGACACCCTTTACAAGCGATAACGCAAAAGAAATGCAACGCAAAGGGGCAGAAAAACGAAAAGAAAATAACGCAAAGAAAAAACTTATGAGTCAGATTTACGCAGAGTTCCTTGAAAGAGAATATTCTGTAAAAGTACCAGAAGGAACAAAGAAAATAAGCGGGGCAGAACTTGTAAACGAAGCAATGAAAAAGATTATTGCTAGGGGCGATTCTTCAAGCGTGTCTTTAATGCGTGAAGTGAGAAGTTGTCTAGACGGAGAAAATATTAAAATATCGGGTGATGTTAGTGCAACTTTGAATATGACAACAGAAGACAGAATAAAACTGTTTGAAGAAATTGTAAAATAGTGTATAATGAAATTGTGGATAGGGTAGCTCCCGAAAAGCGAAATCCTTATCGCCTGCCACAATTTTTTAAGGAAATCAAATTAAAGGAGATTTGAAAAATGAAACAGAAAAAAACACCTTGCACTTGTGTAATTTGCGGAAAGCAATTTTTAGGGCAAAACAAACATTCAAAGTTTTGTAGTCAAAGGTGTATGTATGATGACCAAAACGAAAGACGCAGGATTAAAACATTGTATAAAAATGTTTGTCAGATTTGCGGAAAAGAATTTGAAACTAATAAACCTAACGAAAATACTTGTAGCCCAGAATGTAAGATAAAACGAAAGGCAATGCAAGATAGAATATATCACGAAAGACATAAAGCGGATATACTTCCAAAATTAAAAGAATACAGAGAAGCACATCAAGAACAGATTATAAAATACAGAAAAGAAAACAAAGAACACAATTATCAAGTAGCGAAAAAGTGGCGACAGGAAATACAACGGAATTATTGCAAACTGGAAGAACAAACAGAAGTTGAAAACTATGAACTTGCAAAAGCTGATAATTTTGTTGGGTGGGATAGACATCATAGATTAGAAACCCATAATTCAGACGGGGAAAAAAGACTAGTTTCTATTTCCAAAGAAGAACTGATTGCTCTTGATATGTATTACGACAGACCTGCAAAAGAATTGATTTGGTTGAAAAAGTCAGAACACAAGGCTTTGCACCAATCTTGCAAATGGTGGGGAAATGGCAGAGCCGATAATTCCTAAAATTACAAAAACAAAGTTTCTCAAATTGACACCCGAAAATCAAGATAAATATTTGCGGTTATATCGTGAACAGGTTATTCCGTGCCTTGAAATATTCCGAAAGCCTGCACCATATAAAATTACTTTCGGGGGTCGTGGATCGGGCAAGTCGTGGTCTATTGCAAGCCTTTTAATGCAGGAGTTGACCGCAGAAAAACACAATCTTGTCTGTTGCCGTGAAATCCAAAAATCGCTTGACGATTCTGTTTATAAACTTTGTGTTGAAACTATAGTGCGGTTGCATTTAAGCGGTTGGAATGTTCTGCGTGATGTTCTGGAACACGAAAACGGAAGCCGTGTAATATTTCGGGGCTTGAAAGATTTAAGGGCGGGTAATGCCATAAAATCTTTGGAAGGTTATGACAGGGCGTGGATTGAAGAAGCGCAAAGCGTTTCGGCAGAAAGCCTTCAAATGCTTATTCCTACAATCCGAATGAACGGGTCGGAAATATGGGCGAGTTATAACCCGAACACGGAAGAAGACGCAATTGAAAGTTTGAAGTTGCGGGAAGGTGCGGTTGTTATAAAATGCAATTGGAATGACAATCCGTGGTTTACGGAAAAACTAGCAAAAGACAGGGAAGCCGATTACAAGTTCAATCCCGAATTGGCACGGCATATCTGGGAAGGTGAATATTTATCACAGGCGGACAATTCCGTAATGTCAAGGCTTGCCGTTCACGAAGCTATGGAAAGGGAAATATCAGACGAAGGCGATTGGGAAATTGCGGTTGATGTTGCCCGCTACGGTTCTGATAGTTCAATTATCAGTATGAGAAAAGGGCTTGTTTTGAAAGCCTTGAAAGAATATAAAAATATATCGCTTGTGGAACTGTGCGGACATATTGAAGTAATGGCGGGAAATAATCATAATATGACAATAAAGGTTGACGAAACGGGTGTCGGCGGCGGTGTAGTCGACATCCTTAAAAGCCGTGGTTATAGAAATGTAATCGGAATCAACTTCGGAAGCAAACCGCAGGATGCAGATAAGTTTGCCGATTTGCCTTCTGAAATGTGGTGCACTCTGAATATCGGCGAAATATCTCTGTTAAATGACGCGGGATTATTTCACGAACTTACAGACCGCCGATTCAGTTACGACCATAAAGCGCGCCGACAGGTTGAAAGCAAGGACAGTTACAAATCAAGGAACGGCGGAAAATCACCAGATAAAGCAGATTCGGTTTTAATGCTCTTTTATGAGCCTAAAATAAACAGACCAATGCTATACTAAAGGGGGAACTATGAAAATTATCAGAAACAAAAACGAGGATTTAGAAACGCTTCTGCGAGAACAGAAAATCGGCGACGATGTAATTTATGATTCAGTTTCAAATTACGAAATTGTGCGCGTGCCTAACGGTTACATTTACCGCAACGAATACTGCGGTTTAGTTTTCGTTCCAGAGTTTGCCGATAAAGTCGGCGCAATCAGAAACAGCGTTGCAAAGACAGAGCCGAAAAAGACCGTTACAAAATGAACGACATACAGAAAGCAAAGCGCAAATTCAGAACAAGCAAGGAATGGAAAGCCTTCCGCGTTCTGATGCGCAAACTGTCAGACAATAAGGACGCGATAACAAACAAGCCTTTAAGAAAAGGGTATCAAGTACACCATAGAAACCTTGATGAAACGAAATATGCAGAACTCGTAATTGATAACTTTCTCTGTTGCAATAATCTAACGCACAAAATGATTCATTGGCTTTTCAGTTATTACATCAAGGACCCGAAAATTATCGACCGTCTCAAATCTGAAATGGAACTAATGGCAAAAATAAACGACAAGTAATTTTGACAAGTCGGGGATTTTGTTTTATTATGAAAAACAAATTAATCATAAAGGAAGTACCCTAATGAGAAACCCGCTTGAAAGTATCAAGACTTTAATCCGCAAGACCTGGAGCGCCGCACCTTCGAGTGCAAGCCGTGATTTATTATCGCTCTATCATTCAAACCCTCGCTTAGACGGCGCGCGCATAATCGCAAATAAGTGCGCATCTACAGAGCTTTTTCTATACAACAAATCAGATTATCGACAGAACAAAAGCAAAGCAGAAGTCATTGAAGAACACGAAATCTATGAACTGTTAGACAATCCTTGTCCTTCCGACAGAGATTTGACGGGGTGGAGTATCCGTTATTTTGTTTTCGCGTGCTATACCTTAGTCGGTGAAGCATACCTTCTGAAAGTAAGGAACGGGAACAAGATTGTAGCATTGCAACCCATTGCGCCTTCGTGGGTAGTATCAAAGCCGACAGTAAATAATAAGTATTGGGAGATTTACCCTTTCGGAACTGCGGGCGGTAATTCTATTGTCGTTCCTGTAGAAGATGTTATCTGCTTTAAGGACATTGACTTAAATGATCCGTACGGAAGGGGACGCGGTGCGGCAGAAACAATCGGTGATGAGATTCAGTCGGACGAATACGCAAGCAAATACGCAAAGAATCTTTTTTTCAATGACGCAACACCTTCTGCGATTATCTATGCCCCGAACGGAAACAAGGAAACTGCAGACCAGATAAAGCAGACATGGATGCAGAAAATGGCGGGAATGTTCCATGCTAAAGAGCCGATGGTTTTAACGGGCGAAGGTGCAAGATTTGAAAAAATATCACAGTCGCCGACAGAACTCGACTTTGTAGAATCAAGAAAGTTTTTGCGCGATGCGGCAAATCAGCAGTTTCATATTCCGCCCGAAATAATGGGTATTCTCGAAAACTCAAACCGTTCAACAATCGATTCTGCATTTTACCTTCTCAATAAAAATGTACTGTCAGATTATCTTAGAATGTTCGAGCGCGTTATCAATTCACAGTTACTGTGGGAAGATTTCGACAAAGAAAGAAAACTGTATCTGCATCACGAAAACACAATTGAAGAAGACATTGAACAGAAATTGCGCATAGTAAACGAAGGACTTGCACGCGGTGCGCTAACTATAAATGATTGGCGCTCTGCTATGGGTTATGAGCCCGACGAAAAGGGCGGTGATATTTATCTGCGCTCATTCGGGGCGGTCGATGTTCCGTTCAATTCAGAGCCGATTGAACTTCCCGAAGAAGAGCCGACAGAACAGGTTGAACTCCCGGAGAGCAACGAAGACAAAGAATTTGAAAGTAAAAAAAAAGAGTATCAGTCTAGATTCAAGGTTTTAAATTCGGATGCAGACAAAGAGCGCCGCCGTAAAATCTGGAAAACTTTTGACGCAAGGGCGACAAGCATTGAAGAGCCTTTCAGAAAATCAATGATTAAAGCGTTTACAAAACAGAATGAATTAGTAAACGATGCAATCAAGGAAGCGGTCAAAAATAATAAGGATGTCGGAACGGCAATCGAAAATCTTTTTGATAACAAAATGGACGAAGCCTTGAAGCATACTTTAGCAGGTGCTTTTATAAACGGCTTGACAGTCGGTGCAGAGCACGGGCAAGAGCTTTTAAACAAAAAAGGTTACAAAGAAATAAGCGATAATGTCAGACGCCTTTTTAATTTATGGGTTGATAATTACGGGCTTGAATTGTGCCGTGATATGAACAACACTACAAAAAAGAAACTGCGCAAGGTATTAGCAGAAGCCGTCTTTGAAGGGGACAGTATTCCAGAGAAGACAAAGAAACTGATTGAAGCATCAGACGGAATGTTTGAAGAGGACAAGAAATGGCGCGCGACGATGATTGCAAGAACGGAATCTTGTTCTACAATGAACGCGGGCGCAAATGAACTTTACAAGTCGGAAGGCATAAACTATAAAGAATGGGTGTCAGTACAGGACGACAGAACGCGCGACAGTCATTTAATGATGGACGGCGTTGTAGTTCCTATTACAGATAAATTTGAAGTGCCCGCTTTTGACAATGTTGAAGGCGGCGCGCTCTCATATCCTGGAGACCCTACGGGACCCGCGGGACAGGTCGTGAACTGCAGGTGTACGGAAGCGCCCATTGCAATGATGTAAATTATTTTTAAGGAGATATAAATGAAACTTGAAAAAGGTATTTTGAATAAAAAAGATGTTTCTATCGTTACGGAAGACTTAGGCGATAGAAGCGTACAGTTTACGATCTCGAAAGAAGTCATTGACAGAGACGGGGATATTCTGCGCGCTAACGGCGTAGATTTTTCTAACTATATGAAAAACCCCGTTTTTCTTTCGTTTCACAATTCAAGAGAATTTCCGCTCGGTAAAGTAACGAAGTTTTGGGTAGAAGGGAACGAAGTCAAAGCGGTTGTTTATTTCCCGACACTTGAAGAACTTTCGAGCGATATGAACAATGTAAGCGAAAAAGCAAAACTTGTTGACTTCACTTACAATTGTTACAAAATGGGAATGCTTAACGCCGTATCTGTCGGATTCATTCCGCTTGAATGGACTGAAACAAAAGACGGCTACGACATCACAAAATGGGAACTGTTAGAATTCTCTGCGGTTGCCGTTCCTGCCAATCAAGACGCAATTGCAGAAGCCGTCAAATCTTTCGGCGATGATTTTGCAAAAGGATTTGTTTCCAAAATGGAAAGCGTTGGAAAAGACGGGCGTAAAATCTCGGCATCTACTCGCAAAGTATTAGACGCAATCAAAGGTTGCGGTGACGAAATTGAAAAGTGTCGCAATGACTTAAAAAAGATTGTTGCCAATATGAATGAACTGCTTGCAGAGCTTGACGATGTAGGAGAAGAAGTCGGCGATGATGAAGTAGAACTGCCAGACAGTGAAGACGAAAAGACGCTTGATGTTATCTAAGAATTTTGACAGAAAATTTATCTTGTTGTATTATTAGCGAATAAGGCAAAAGCCTAAGGAGATAAAGATGAGTAAGAAAGTTTACAATCTTGTAGTTGCAATCGTAGGTGGCGTATCAACAATTGCTATCGGCGTTGTAACATTCATCAACCCTGCTTATGCAGTAGCAATCAATTCTTCAATCGGAATTGGTGCAACCGCAGCCGTTGAAATCTGCGGACAGTTTGTAAAAGCAGAATAGGTGAAAATGCCCGTCACACCATAAAGAATAATCGGCTTTATACCGTGACGGGTTATTCAGTAAAGTATCATTGCAAAAGTCTTGTAATGTATTTTATATAGTCGGAAGTATCGACAACAAATAAACAATAGCATAGGAGATATTTATTATGGCTATGGAAATGAAAGAATTAGAGCGCATCATTGACGAGCGTTCTGCTAAACAGATTGAATCTGCAAAAGAAACAATCAAGAAAGAATTGGGTTCTGTGCCACAGGAACAGATTAACGAAGCCGTTGCAAAAGCCGTAAAGGAAATTGAAGCAAAGGCAGAAAAAGACAAGAGCGACAATGTTGCTTATCTTGAAGCATTCAAAGATGCAGTTTCTGGCGATGTAAAATCAAACGAATCACCAGTAACAATTGTTAATCAGATGCTCGCTTCTGCTATCCGTGCAATGAACAACAAAGACTACCGTTCAATCAAACAGGTATCGGATGAAGAAATCCTTGCACAGGCAAAGAAAGATTTTGCAAACTCAAAAGGCTTGCACAAAATCCTTTCTACAAAAGCAGTTAATGCGTCTACACCTTCGGACGGTGGTTTCACAGTTCCACTTGCATTCTCAAGTGACTACATTGACGCACTTCTTGCAAACACTCTCATCGACAAACTCGGCGTGCGCCGCGTTCCGCTTGTTCACGGCAACCTTTCTATTCCTAGAATGGACGCAACTTCTGCTATCTCTTGGGGTGGAGAAGAAACAATCGGTGATACAACACAGCCTACATTCGGTGAAGTTAATATGCGCGCAAAGAAGCTCTTTGCAAAATCGGCTATCACAAATACAGTTATCCGCGAGAGCGGTGTAGATGTTGAAGGCTGGATTGCAGAAGACCTTTTCCGCAACGCAAAAATTGCTCTTGATGTTGCAATGCTCAAAGGTACAGGCTCACAGTATCAGCCGCTCGGTTTGAAGAATACCGCAGGCGTTCAGACATCGGGAACATCAACAACTGCATTCGGTGTAGATACTCCGAACGATATGGAAGCGCTTCTCGAACAGGCAAATGTTCCAATGGAAAATGTAAAATGGCTTCTTTCTCCAAAGGGCAAATCTTGGATCAAGTCTACAAAGTTTACAACAGGTCCATTCGCTTGGGCTACAGAAATGGCTACGCAGAAAACACTCAACGGTTATGACTTCCTTACATCGACAAGTGTAGAATATGTAAAAGAAACTTCACCTGCTTATGATTACGCAGACTTCTGGCTTGGTGACTGGTCACAGTTACTCTTCGGAATCTCTAAGGATATTTCAATCGAAGTATCTCGAGAGGGTACATTCCAGAGCAACGGACAGACAATCTCTGCATTCGACCGTGATTTGACACTCGTTCGTCTTATCACAGAAGTAGACTTTGCTTGCCGTCATCCAGAAGCATTCCTTTGCGGAACTTACTCACAGGCATAACAAAACGCGGGGCGTAAAAACCCCACTACCTATTTTTTAAGGAGACTAAAATGACTAGATCAAAGATTCTTGAACAGATTCAGATTGTTGCAGACGGAACTTCTGCTTTTGCAAAAGGAACTGCGGCAAGTATTGTAATTCTTGCAACAGGTGCAGGAACTCTCCAGACTTGCGATACATCAAACGGAACTTTTGAAGACTATGCTACACTCGTAGACGGTGTAAACAACATCGACATTTCGGGTGCAGAAGCATATCTTCTTGTTGATGATTCAAGCGCGGCTGTTGCCGTACTCGGTGATTTTGCCGTTGATACTGTAGTATCAGAAGAATAAAAATAATTAGGCGGTTGTAAATGTCGATGCTTTGTAAATTGTCAGATGTAAAAACTCTCTTGAATATTTCCGCAGAGGATACAACACAGGATGCGAAACTCACTTTGTTAATCAAAGACGCATCGGCGATGATTGAATCATATTGCGGTTATTCTTTCGGACGCGATACATATACGGACGAGATACAGGCAGAGAACAACCGTCAGTTATTGCAATTAAATCACTTCCCGTTACAGAGCGTTACAAGCGTTTCTGTCGGCGGGAATGATATTACAGACTTTAAGCTCTTTCCCGAATATTCGCGGTGGGGTCGTATCTATCGCGGTTTGGGTTGGGGTGGTAAGGCTTATACAAGAGGATTCACGCACGACATTGTATCGGGTGTATGGGATGTTAAAGTTACATACACCGCAGGTTATTACTTGCCTAACGATACAGATTATGTCGAAGGCAATTCAGATTCTCTACCTTACGACATTACAAGTGTATGTTTGAAACTTGTTGAACAGTCATACAATTTTGAAGTAATGGGCGCTAAAGGCTTGAAGGGACATACAGAAGGTCATATTACTGATACATATTCAGACGATGCAAATATTATCGGACTTTCTGAAAGCGCAAAAAAAACACTTGCAAGATACTGTTATTACGGGGTTGCGTAATGGTCAGATTATTAAATGCAAAAATTGAAATCTGGGCAGAGCAGAATGAGATTGACGAATCGGGCGATGCAATAACAGAGTTTGCAAAAGTCGGAGAAATTAAAGGCGATGTACAGCCGCATACTTTGACGGAAGATGAGATAAAAGCATACGGCATTTCTGAAAGCCGCGGAAATGTCAGACTGTTTTTATATAATGGTTATTACGAAAATATCAAGTCGGGCAACCGGGCAAAGGTATTTTCTGATTTTACCAATAAAGACGAATGGTTCAACATTCAACCCGTCAATGCGTGGTCAAGGCACGGCGAATGCCTTTTAATACCTGTAGAGAATGAAGACTTTACAGAGCCGACACCACCAGAGCCTACACCCGATGATAACGAAGAAGGCGAATAATGGACGGATTCGATAAAGGTGTAGCGGAAGTATTGAAGGCGATGCAGAAATTGCAGAAGGGCGTTATGGCAGACGAAAAAAAGTTTGTTACAATGTCCTGCGCCGAAGTTGAAAAAACTGCGAAGTCTTTGATGCGTGATACTATAACGAATCCCGATGTATCGTACGGAAAGGAAAAACACCATCCGTCATATCCAGGGGAAGCACCTTCTCCAGATTCGGGCGATTTAATGCGGTCCGTCACTCACGATGTAGAAGTGAACGGCGATGAAGTAACGGGTCATATCGGTAGTATTGCAAAGTATGCGCCATATCTGGAATATGGAACCAGCAAAATGAAACCGCGACCTTTTTTAAGTACGGCGCTTATTAAGTGTCAGACTTTTATATCAAATTTGCACAGGGAGATTTTCGGCAAATGAACTTGAAAAAATATTATATGGCACTTTTGTCGGGAAGCTCGGAATTGATAGCACTAATCGGGGAGAATAAAATCCTTTCTGCATATCCGCAGGAAGTAACGAAATTCCCCGTAGTAATTTTTGAAGATGTAAACTCGAACGATGTTGCATTTTCGGACAATCTGCCAGAGGGCACGGGCGCAAATGTAAGGATTCATATTTTTACAAAGACGCTCAAAGGGCAACCGAAGGCAGAAGATATTGCGGATGTCGTGCGGGGTATTTTCCGTTCAGATTATTGGAGTATGACGGCGAATGTTGAAACGCCCGATGTTGAAGACAACATCAAGCATAGAATATTGGATTTTAAGCGTGAGTTTTACTCACTTTAAAATATAGCGTTATAATTTTAAAGGAGATTTAGATTATGGCAAACGAAGCACCAAAAATCGGATTGGACAATGTAGTAGTTGCAAAGGTTCTTTCTGATGACGCAAACGGAATTACTTTTGATACAGTAATTCCATTGAAGGGCGCTGTTAATGCAACAGTAAACCCGAACAGTGATGTTGCAGTAGACTTTGCGGACAATGGTCCGTTCTTCTCTGCATCTAACCGCGGAAATACAGAATTGACACTCGAGATGATTGATGTTGATGTTGATGTACTTGCCGCAATGCTCGGTCAGAGAAAAGTTAACGGAATCACCGTTGAAACTCCGCTTGATCAGTCAAGCGATTACGCAATCGGTTTCCGTGTATGGCTTGCGGGCAAAGACGCAAACAACAAAAACCGCTATCAGTATTTCTGGTACGCAAAAGGAAAATTCTCTGTTCCAGAAACAGGCGGAGAAACAAAGACTGATTCTTTGAACTTCGGTCATATCTCTGTAACTGCTCAGTTTGTACAGACACAGTTTGTACCAGCAGGACAGGAAACAGGTACAATTTGTACACATATCAGAACAGATGATCCGACAGTACCTGCTTCAGTTATTTCTAACTGGTTCAATGCGCCTGTTGTATCTGTTGCTACAGACGATTCAGAATTGACAGTTACTGCATCTATGAACGGAAGCAATGTAATTACCTTTACAGGTGCAAAAGACAGCGGCGCTTCATTCGTATTCGGCGCAGGTTCTGCAATTCTCGGAACAACAATTCTTGTTCTTGACGCTAACGGCGATATGGTTGCAGGTTCTCTTGAAGTTGGAACAACGGCAAGCGCTTCACCTACAATCACATTCACTCCAGATGACGGAGCAGAAACACCTGTAAGCGTTGTAGTTACAAGCGGCTTGAAAGATTCATTCGGTGTAGGCGCTACACCAATGACAGATACAAGCCTTTAATCTGCAAAAGTTGCAAAATACTCTCTGCTCGGTTATACTTACGGGCGGAGAGTATTATTTTATAAGGGGGCTATGAAATGGAAAGCACAGAATTAGAAAAGATTGAGCCGTCAAAAGTTACGATGAAGATTCACGGCAAAGAGCGTGAAATCAAGTTTGGTTTTTCGGCTTGGGCAAAAATTGAAAAAGAGTATAAAGGATTCAAGAACTTGCAGAAGATGCAGGAAGACATTGAAAACAATCCTTTTACAACTTTACCGCATCTTTTGTACATCGGACTTGTTGACAAAGAAGGCGTAACGGAAGAAAACATTCTTGACGATTACGGTTTAAATGACATTCAGACAATCTCCGAAACTTTCAGTAAAGCGCTTTACGGTTCTTTACCAAAGGATAGCGGCGAAAAAAAATAGAAGGCGCAGAAGAACGCGACACTTTCGATTGGACTTACTTAATGGTTGAAGCGTTCGCATTAGGTAAGTCTGAAGAATGGTTCTGGAATACAGAGCCGCGTGTTTTGATTGCGCTAATAAATGCAAAGAATAAAATTGAACGCATAAAACAGAAAAATCTTGCCTGTTATATCGCGGGTGCAGTATGGGGAAAAGACCCGAACGACATAGACGGATATGACAAGGTAGAAAATAAAAAAATCGCAGGTCGTGATTTTCCTATAGACCCGATGAAATTGAGAGGTTTGTAATATGGCAGATTATTCTATTGTTGCAGATTTTAAAGCAAATACAGAAGGGTTTACAGCAGGAATCAGAAAATGCGAAGAAAGTATAAAAGAACTCGGGAAAAAGGTTAGTGAAGCAACAGGAAAAATATCTCACGGTTTAGAAGATTGGGGATTAGATTTTGATAAATTTCATAAAAAAGCATCGTCAATACTTTCTAATTTTGGTATAGATTTAGACAAATTTGCGCAACATTTTGGATTAACAGGAAAAGCTATTTCAGCAATTACCATTGCTGCAATGGGGTTAAAAAAAGCGGTTGAAATCGGTCAAGAAATGAATAAGTCTATGACCGAATCGCAAAAGGTACGGGCAAAACTGGCGAAGAACTTTATAAATTAAGAGAAAACGCGCACGATGCTATGGTTGAAGGTGTTGGCAGAAGTGCGGAAGAAGTCGGAAAAATGGTTGCCGACTTAAATACAAGATTTGGTGTTACAGGTAAAGAAGTAGTCAGACTCACAGATGAATTTGATAAATTTTCAACAGTAACCGGTGTTGATACAAGTACTGCAATAGAACAAGTTGCCGATGTAATGAAAAAATGGAACATTGAAACTGAAGATTCAGGCAAATTAATGGACCAATTAACAGTTGCAAGTCAGGAAAGCGGTGCAAGTGTTGATACTTTAGTTAGTGGTTTGAAATCTGGTCAGGCAGTCTTCAGTCAATTTGGAATGTCAGCAACAGATACAATTGCTTTTATGGCAGACTTAAAGCAGAACGGAATTGAAGCAGAGCAGGCGCTTGTAGGAATGAAAACCGCACTCGCGAAATTCTCTCAAGAAGGAATAAATGCAGAAGAAGGCTTTGCAAAAGTAAAAGACGCGATTAAAAACGCAGGTTCAGAAACTGAAGCTTTGAATAAAGCCGTTGAAACTTTTGGTAGTAGAAATGGACCTGAAATGGTTAAAGTTTTACGCAATAGTGCAAATGGTGCAGAAGAGATGAAAGCAAAATTACTTGAAGCCGGTGGTGCAACAGAAAGAACAGAAGAAGCAATGCGAACAAGTAAAGATGCTATTGAAGATTTTATCGGAACTTTACGCGGTTCTTTCGGCGGACTTTTTGAAGGAATTGATACACTTGTTAAAAATATTATTGATTCTGTAACAAGAGTATTTAAGACATTAGACCCACTTATTAGACCTGTTGTAAATATCATTCGTGATACTTTATCAACAATAGGTGAAATGGTTTATACTGTTATCAATTCAATAGCAGACCAGATTGAACAAAATAGTGCAGTGTTTGACAGTATGACTGCGATATTCCAATCAGTTTATGAAACAATGCATACAATTTTAGGTAATATGCTTGAAGCATTCAAAACTGCCTTTGGTTTGATATTTGCAATTATTAATGGTAAGTGGGAATTGGCTTGGGAGTATACAAAACGTATTTTCTGGCTTGCCGTTGATAATTTGTTAGATATTTTAAGCAGTTTCTTGAATTTGTTTTCTTCTCAAATAAATGTATTTATCGAGAAAGTTATAAATCCTTTGGTCGATAAATGGAATTGGGTTGCAGAAAAACTTGGACAGCCTTTGGTAGATAAGTTTGAACCAATTAAAAAAGTAGACCTTTCAAAATTATCCGGTGTAGAAAAGAAAGTTAAAGAAATCGACAAAAAGATTGCAGAGCTAAACGGGAACGCGGAAAAGAAAATAACAGGTACTTTGGGCAAAGTTGAAAACGCAACAGAAAAAACTGTAAAGGTAACAAAAAAAGGAACAGAAAAACAAAAAACCGCGTGGGAAAAACTGAAAGAAAGCATTGAAAAAGATGCGGAAGATTGGTCGGATGTTATGACAACCGCATTCAACGCAATGAAAAACGGCTTTAGCGAAACTTTTGAAATGATTGGCAACGGTCTTGTAGAAGGCGGTCAAGGCTTTGAAGATTATGCGGCAACGGCTGTTGAAGGCATTGCACAGGTATTGACGGCTTTAGGTTCACAGTTGGCGGCTATTGCGGCGGCGCGTGCGGCTTCTTATGACTACGGAAGCGCGGCAATCGCGGCGGCAGGTTCTGCGGCGGCTTTTGTTGCATCGGGAGTTCTTGCGGCGGTTGCAAGCAAGATGAAAGAAACGGCAGAAGAAACCCGTGAAGCAAATAATCAACTTGTCGAACTTTCTGTAAACGCTCTTAAAACAAGATACAATCTCGAAAAGTTTGAAGACACGCTTGAAGAAATCAAAAGCGGAATGAGCGGAACTACACAGAGTATCTATAGCGGTTTAAGTTCTTATGAATCGTTACTGAATAAAGCAAAGAATGATATTATCTCGGCTTATGCAGATGTGGAAAAAGCAGAATACAACCTTTTCCACTCACGCAATATTGCAGACTATGAAACTAATTTACAGTGGTTATGGGCTTTAGGTATTCCGGGCTTTACCGTCTTTGACGAAAAAAGATGGAACGAAGATTCTAAACGGTTAAGACAGATTTATGATCAAGCAGTAACCTCGTACAACGAAATGAAAAAGGCATATAATGAAGTATCTATTGAAATTGCCAATACTGCAAAAAATACAATTAAGTCTTACAACGAAATAATTGACGGGCAGAAAGATTTAGTAAAATCTTATCAGACGATTTACTATGCACAGGAAAAACTAAACGAATACACGGCACAATGGAACGCAATGAGCGCAGAGCAGAGAGCGGCAGACAAAGCATTGTATGACGATATAATCGCGGGGCGCTCTTATGAATCTATAATCGAAACTCTTACATATCAGATGGGACTGTATAACGATTACATCACATCGCTTTTGAAAGAACAGCGTGCCAATGTAACGACATTACAGGCAGAAGTGTACGATGAGTTAAATAAGACGGGCGTGATTATCGGTCAAAACCTTATGGAATCATTGACAGAAGGTGCGGGCAAGTCTTCATTCCTTTTGACAATGAAAAACTATATCAAAGAAAACCTTCTTAAACTTGCCGTCTATACAGATTCGTTCTCCGACAAACTTGCAGAAATCGGAAACAATCTTGCATACGCTTTAATGGGCAAAGGTTCGTATAAGGACATACGCAAGGAACTTGAAGCGCTTTATGACAGCGCCGTTAAACGAGCAAAGGAAGTCGGCGAAATTATCTCCGATGTATTTGCAGATGTAAACGAAGAAATAAAAGCAAGCGCGGAAGAATTAGGCGAAGAAATCACGAACGCAATGATTGACGGTCTTATCAACGGAAGTCAGGAAGATATGTTGCAGGCTATGAAGGATATGATTAGAAAACTGCTTGTTCAGACGCTTGTTTATACTGAAACATTGCAGAGCGAAATTGCATCTATCGGCGAAGCAATTGCAAAGGGAATACAGGAAGGATTTACTGAAACAAGTCTTCACGAAATCAGACGCGATTTGTCGTGGACTTTTGATCAAGCAAACAGAACGCTTGAAAACATCGATAGCGTATTAGGACAGGTATTCGGCGGCGGTTACGCTACGGGCACAAACAACGCAATGCGCGGTCTGCATCTTGTCGGAGAAGCAGGTCCAGAGCTTGTAAACTTCCGCGGCGGTGAACAGGTAATGAATGCGCGCAATACTCAAGCAGCGCTTGAAAGTGTCGGCAATACTAACAACTTCAATGTAAATTTCTATGAAACAAAGGACACAACGGCTTATGCTATGATGTCGCAGTTCCGACAATACAGTAGAGAAATGGCAGTCAACGGAATAATGTAAGGGGTGTAATTTATGCAGAAACTTGTTTTCACTAACAGTCTTGGCGAATCGGTAGACTTAACAAAAGCGCCTTTCGGGATAACAAACTGGAAAGGCTTAGATAACACTAAACTTACTTGGCAGACACAGCAGGTCCCGAATCACGATGGAAGCGTATTTATTGACGCCCTTATGAACGACCGCGATTTGTCTTTTACTGTCGCCGTGCAGGATAATAACAATCTTGAATTGCGCTATCAGTTGAAGTATGAACTGATTCAGAAGTTAAACCCAAAAATCGGCGAAGGCTATCTTGTATACACTAACGATTATCTCTCACGAAGAATTAAAGTTGTTCCGCAGATTCCTTTATTTGCTAACAAGAATTCAAACGACCGCGGAACATTAAAAGCAAGCGTTGTTTTTACTGCCAATGATCCGTATTGGGAAGATGTAGAAGAAACAACTGTCGAACTTGAAAAAGGTGTAAACTATATTCAGAACAACGGTGATATTAAAATCAATCTCAAGGTGCTTTTCAAAGGCAATGCAGAAAATCCGTCAATTGAAAATATGACTACAAACGATAAAATAGAAATTGCCAAAACTATGGACAAGTCTATTTTAATCAATACTGGATTCGGAACAAAAAGCATAAAAGAAATAGATTCTGTTTATGATTTAGCAACATACGGAAACGGGTTCTATTGCTCTCTTATTGTAAACAACATTCTGTATCTTTTCGGAGATAACGGCGTAATATTCAAGACTTCTGATTCTGTTGACTATGAAAAAAACGCAATCTCAATAAATGCAAGATTCAAAAGCGTTGCTTATTCTGAATCGTTGCAGTTATTCTGTGCAGGTATCGGGGATGATTTGTATATCAGTACAGACACAAAATCATGGGAACTTGTAGCAAATGAAGCAATCAATAAAATTGTCTACAATGACAACTTAGAACTTTTTATTGCTGCGGGCTCTAATAAAATATTGACAAGTGCAGACGGCGAAACTTGGCAGACTTATGCAGTAGATTCTGTAATGTATGATATTGCATTTTCAAATAGTAAAGTTTGCGTGGTCGGCGCAAGCAATACTATTTATTATTCAAACGATGCAGTTACATGGACAAAAAAAGTTTTGACAAATACTTGCACATTAATGAGCGTTGCTTATTCACCACAGTTAAACTATTTTATTGCGGGCGGTTTTAACAGTACAACGAATGTATATGCAAAAAGCAGTAATTTGACAACTTGGACAGAAACAACAAATACTACCAATACAATGGGGTACCGCTTTTATTGGGTTGAAAAAGATTTTTGTTTTTACCTTATCGGAAGGTCTTACATCTGGAAGACAACAGATTGTGAAAACTTTGTGAAATTGCGAAGTATCGGTAATTTGTCATTTACCGATTTTCTTTTATTTGAAAAAACGAAATTATATTATATTCTCGGTGATAACGGGTGGGACGGTCAAATCTCATACACTACAAAAGACTTCGTGAAGCTCGATGTTCTTCTTTATGGTTGGGGCAATATCGATTTAAACGGTATTGCGTATTCAGAAGAAAAAGATATTTATTGTGCAGTCTATGATTCGGGTGTCCTTCTTACTTCTGATTTTACAAGTTGGAAAACAAAAACAATACCAAAAGAAGCGGGTTCAAATCCTGTATTAAAAAGCATTATTTATGTTTCTGAAAAGAATAAGTTTTTCGCCGTAGGGACAGAATTCTCAGGATATAGCGAAGACGGCGAAAACTGGACAAAGACAAATGACACTCATATAGCTTTTACACAAATTTTATATGTTTCTCATTACGGAAAATTCTTTGCAGTAGGAAAGTATAATAACTTTTCTACAATTTATGAAAGTGAAGATTGTTTGACATGGACAAGAACAACATCAACAGGTATAAACGCAACAAAGGGAATTGCCTTTTCTGAAAATATTAATCTTTTGGTTGCTTCGTGTAACGGCGGATATATCCGTTTAAGTTATGACGCGGAGAACTGGGAAAATTTGCAGATAATATCACCTTCTGCAAATTGGCGCGATGTTGCATACTCAAAAGATTTGGATTTGTTTATCGGAATTTCTGCATTATCAGGATCAAGCTCTATCTATTCAAGTTTTGACGGCAGAAATTGGACGCAGAGAAAAACGGGTATACCGTCAGTTTTGAATACTGTCAAATATATTGAAAGTGAAAAGAAGTTTTATACTGTCGGAGAAAAAGGTGCGGTATATTCAAGCACAAACGGAATTGATTTTGTTGAAGAAACTGCAATCAATGTTCCTATAAGTTTGAAAGACATAACAGACGGAAAGCAGGTCGCTATCTGCGGTTCCGCGGGAATTATTTTTGCAAATACAAAAAAGGACGGTGCAAATATAATAAACTCTATAAGTTCTGATTCTTCAATGAGCCTTTATCTTGATAAAGGGCGTAATGTTCTGAATATTTCTAGCGAAAGCGGTTTGTTGTATTCGATACTAACTTATCGTCAACGCTATATCGGGGTATAGAATGAAAGAATGTCCGCAGATTAAACTTTATAAATATACGCACAACGCTTTTCAGTTACAGGCAATAATTGATGATGTGCGCGATTTGACTTTTGAACATAACTACTATGACGCGGGACAGTTCATTATTTCGATAAACAACCGCATACCGAATGCGCAGAAGTTCGAGCGCGGTCTATTCGTTCAGTTCGGCAACGATGATTTAATGTTCGGCGAAATTGTATCTATAACGGATGCACTTGCGCAGGACGGAACGCATATAAGAAACATTGTCGGATATGACGCGCGCTATATATTCAAACGGCGTGTAATTAAAAACTTGAACGACAATGGCAAATGGTCAATGACGGCACGCGGTGAAACTTGCTTGAGAAGTCTGATACAAGACCAGTGCGGAAGCAATGCAGAAGAAAAAAGACGATTGCCGATTATAAACGAAATGCCCGTGAATGCTATCGGCAAGAATTATTCCGTTTCAGAAGAGTTTACAAACCTTTACGAAGTTTGCAGAACGATTGCAACACAATCTGAATTCGGGTGGCGCGTAAGATTTAACGGAACATTGATGCTTGAATGTTTCACGGGAAACGATATTTCAAACAGCGTTGTTTTCTCTCCAGAGTTTGATTCTTTAGCAAACGGCAATTTTTCAGATAGTGCGGAAAACTTCTGTAATGCAATTTATGTCGGCGGAAAAGGACAGAACGAAAAGCGCGATATTTATGAAGGTGAAAAAATCATCGGCGAAGTTCTTTTGAAGTTGAACGATTTAAGTGATGATGTCTTAGCGCTTAACGACAGAGAAAACTATCTTGCTATCGGCGGAACTGTTCCCGAAAATATGGACAGATTTGAAACTTGGGACAATCAGTCTTCAATGACTACAGAAGTAGAATACGAAACCGAAGCAAAAGCCGTTCTTGTTCAGTACGGACAGACGATAGAAATGACGGGCAACGCTTTGATCAAGTGTCCTTATGTTTTCAAAGAAAATTATAATGTCGGCGATTTTGTAACGCTTGAGTTTAGCGGTAAAAGAGCGGTCGTTCAGATTCTGTCTATTAATGAACATTGGGCACATGGCGTTTATACTTTAGCGTTTACATTTGGAAAGCCCGTGAACAACTTAGGCGACCAGATGCAGATTTTATTGCGTAAGATTCAGCAGGCGACAAACAGAAGCAGTGCAGTCGATTCTGTAAAGTGGTACATCTTGCCCGATGAAGACGAAGAAAACAAATCTGATGTAACTTTCGATACTTTAGGTTTTACGGGCGACACAGACAACGGTGTAGTTTTCACGATGTATCTTGATAATGAAGAAGTCGGAAGTAAGCGATATAATATCTATGTTAAAAACTTGACGGGAACGGGAATCACGCTCACTACTGGAGTAACGGGCGCTACAGATTTAGTGCTTCAAAATGGTTCTTATGTTACAATGATATATATAGACACAGACGGTAATATTTTAAAGGTGGTATAAAATGAATAAGACAATCAATCAGTTAGACGAAATCGCTAGTGCAGAGCTCACAGACGAAGCAGTAATATTTGACTTGTCGGAAAGCGACACAAAGAAAATGACGATGCAGAAAGCGTTTAATACAATGCACAAACTTTCGGCAACATCCGTTGCAGATTCTACGGACGAATTGGCGATTTATGATTCTGTAAACAATGTTACAAAGAAAATCACAAAGCAGAATTTACTGTCAGAGATTCAACCGCCGATTATTGCAAGTTCTACGACAATTAACGGACCCGCAGTTGAAGAAGGCTTGTACATCAATGTAATCTTTACTTCTGCAATAAGTGCTTCTGATACTGTTACACCTTTAGAGATAACGTACAACGGGGATTCTGTTCCTGTTAAAGTTATGAAAGCGGGCGTTGCATCTGATATTTTTGCACACGAAATTTCAAGCGGCGTATATTCTTATTTGCAGGCAATGACATCTTTTGAAATGGTTTATGATGATACAAACGATTACTTTGTTATTGTCGGTAATCCTATAGTCTTATCATCAACAGACTATACAATCTACGCGGACGGACAAATTAGATATGCAGACGAAAATAAATTGTCAGATTACGAAGCAATTACATTTTCTACACAATCTGCAAATCCTACTGTTATGGACTATGACGGATTCATTGTTAGTAACGTATATTCAAATGGAGTTGAAACATTTTTTAATGTAAATGATGTTAGAATGGACTTAGCCGTAGGTGGTGGCCCTAACTTAGTAAATATAAGTACAATCCCATTTTGCAAAGGAGACCGTGTATATACTAATCGTACTTTCGATAAAACTTATGTACGATATTATAAACAACGAGATTATAGCAACCGCTAAAAAAAAACGCCAATTAA